GGATTGGCACAGGAAGCATCCAAGGCCCACCAGGAGATGTCATAGTCATCGAACTGAGCGAAGACGCTGAAGATAGTACAGCCACAAGAACAGGCGTGGACAGGACCTAGAGTGCGAAGGTCAGCAGCGACGATAGGTGGTAGGCTCTGCTTATATTTCAGCAGCCTGAGTAGACGGAACCACATTCTCTGCACGGCTCCCTCCTAAGGTCGGTCGCCTCTCGGCCTTCGGCCTCGGCACCGTCAGGTGCCGTTTATTCGCCTTCGGCTCATATTGTAATCATCCATCAGAGTGTCGCTTGCGCGACACGCCGTATATCTCCACTACCATAATCCAGTGACCACGCTTATAGGTATCCAATTAGAAGACCGTGCAGTCTTTGCTGCAGATTCCCAAATAACCGAAGACAATCTTCGCACCATTAGTACATCCACGCCCAAGATTATTCACGTGGGTAAGTACCTACTAGGAATCACAGGTGATACTAGACCAGGTGACATCCTTGCCTATAACTGGAAACCGCCCACCTACAAAGGGGCAGACCCTATCCAATGGATGGGAACGAAAGTCTTGCCGTCAATACTCGCGGCATTCAAAGAGAATGGATATGAACCTTATGACGCGACCAAAGAAAAAGAAGCAGGGTTCGACTACCTTGTATCGTTTGATGGCAACCTCTTCCATATTGCGACGGACCTTTCTTTCATCCAATCAGACTCCGCGATTTACGGACTTGGTAGTGGTGGCCAGTTTGCTCTTGGTTATCTTTATGATCGGTTGGGCCGCATTACTGTCGGCAATGTAGAGCAACACGCCGAACGTGCCGTTCAGATTGCGTCGATGCTTGACATCAATACCTGTCCTCCGATTCAATTAGTTACTCAGAGACGGGAGATATCTTGAAAGAAGATTTCGGTAGGTATAGCATTCATATCAACCGTCATTACCTATCAAACTTCGCTTTAGGTTTTGACTACTACCAACTCTATGCCTATCCTGAAGGTAATCACGAGGCATCAATCTTTCAGTTGAACTTTTTGTTTTTCAACGTTACAATTACTAGGTGGCACAAGTGGATATAAAAGAATTACTTATCAAGTCTTTACACGAACGTGAGAACAAGCGCCCACGTTCCACTCAGGTACAGGTTGGTCCATCAGAACTAGGCGGTTGCCGTCGTAAGGTCTGGTACAAGTTGAACAACCAGCCAGAGACTAATGAGAACGAGATGAAGTTGGCTGCCATTATGGGTACAGCCATTCACGGTGCTATTGAGAAGGCACTGGCTGATAATAAAGATGTTGTTATTGAGCAGACCGTAGAACATAACGGTATGAAAGCACACGTAGATCTCTACATCCCAGGCTCTGGAGATGTAGTTGATTGGAAGACTGTCAAGGCTAAAAACCTTGCCTATTTTCCAAGCCTCCAGCAACGCTGGCAGGTACATACTTACGGATACCTAATAGAACAAAGTGGATTGGGGAAGGTCCACAATGTGCATCTAGTGGCAATACCACGAGACGGTGACGAGCGCGATGTAAAGGTCCACTCTGAGAAGTACGATTCTTCCATCGCGCTTGAAGCCCTCAACTGGTTGGCTGGTGTCAAGGAATCACAGACTCCACCTGAACCAGAAAAGGATGAGAACTACTGCAAGTTCTATTGTAAATACTATGACTCATCTGGTGAGATGGGATGCGTTGGTCTAAAAAAAGAACGTACAAAAACTGAATTACCGTTGATAGAAGATAAGGATGCGTCATCCAAAGCGCTGACATATCTACAACTAGATAACCAAATAAAAGAATTGACTACACAAAAGGATGCGTTGAAAGAAGCGCTGGCTGGAGTAGTCGGTGTCACTGATACAGGGGTTGAGGTTCGCTGGTCCTCTGTTGCTGGTGCCAAGCAAGTAGACAAGGAAACAGTCAAAGAACTTCTTGGCTTTGTTCCTACAATCGAAGGCAAGGAAAGTCTTCGCCTTTCAATCAAACATACTGGAGGTAAGTAATATGGCTGCAAGTGAATCAACAAAGTTCCAGATCAACTATAAGTTGGCGGATGGAACTCTTATCAATCTTTACGCATCAGATGTGCGTGAACTAGAGACAGGTCTAACAGATCTCTCAATGGTATCTGCTTTGATTACATCAACTGCTGATTCTTTTCGAGGCAATGCTGCGCCTGTTGCCGTTCACAATACTGCGCCAGCAGCGCCAGTAGCACCACGACCACAGGTTGTCGAAGGACAGACACCTGAGTGTAAGCACGGTCAGATGCAATTCAGAACTGGCAACGGAGCGAAAGGCCCTTGGAAGGCTTGGATGTGTGCTTCACCTAAAGGCACACCTGACAAGTGCGACGCAATCTGGGTTCGATAAAACAGTGCGTGACCCACGAGAGTACGAAAGTCCTCTCTGTGCGGAAGTCGGTGGCGAATACTGGTATCCAGAAGATTTATCTGGTAACGGAAAATACGAAGGTGTCAATCTCGCTAAAACTATCTGTGGAAACTGTCGTCACCGAACTGAATGCGCTGAATGGGGAATCAACAAAGAACGCTATGGTATGTGGGGAGGACTTACAGCCCATCAGCGTAAACTAATTAGAAGAAGACTAGGGATAGTTCTACCGCCAGAGGAGAGGGAGGATAAGAGTGCTTAGGCTTTCACGTGCGTGGCAATCAACGAACGTCAAGGCTACACCTCTACCCAATATCTGGAAGGCGTTTGATACATCAGAGATCAAAGTCAGGTTCAGACGTGGACAAGTTTGTATGGTTGCAGCAGCACCCAATGCAGGTAAGTCTATGTTCGCTCTTGTCTATGCCATCAAAGCAAACATCCCAACACTTTTCTTTTCAGCAGATACTGACACCACAACAGTGATGATTAGAACTGCTGCTCATCTGTCAGGTCATTCACAAGTGACAGTTGAAACAAACCTTATGGCTAACCCACGTTACTACAAGGATTACTTAGCAGGAATGAATAACATACAGTGGGTATTCGACTCAAGCCCTTCACTCGATGACATCGAGATGGAGATAAAGGCATATATCGAACTGTATGGAATCGCTCCTGAACTTATAGTGATAGATAACCTAATGAATGTAGCAGCCGAGACAGATAATGAATGGGCTGGACTACGTGCAATTATGATGGAGTTACACGATATGGCACGCAAGACCGAAGCCTGTGTGCTAGTGCTTCATCACGTATCAGAACAGAGTGAATATGGATCTCCCACGATGCCGCCTCCTCGTCGTGCCATACACGGAAAGGTAAGTCAATTACCTGCCGTCATTCTGACCCTTGGTTACGACCCCTCCCAAGGAATGCTTCGGGTTGCTGCCGTGAAGAATCGGTTTGGTCCCCACTACGCCGACGCTTCACGGTGGGCAACATTATTTACAAACTTTGGTGCGTGTCAGATTGGTGATGCTGACTCGCAAGGCAGGGCATACCTCCACGATAACTTACAGGTGACACGGTGAGTAGTTACAACAAACAAAAGGGATCGAAGTTTGAGACTGATGTGATGAAGTATCTACGCTCTCTTGGTCACTTTGCTGAAAGACTCGCCAAGGCTGGGGCCAATGACGAAGGTGACATCGTTACCATAATCGCAGGTCAGACCTATATTCTGGAGTGTAAGAACCGCAAGTCAATGAATCTTCCTGCCTTCTGGGACGAAGCACAGGTAGAAGCAAAGAACTATGCGAAGGCACGGGGGATGGTTGCGACTCCTCCTGCCTTCGTTATAGTCAAACGCAGACAACACGGAATTGAGAGGGCTTGGGTTATCCAAGACCTAGACCAATGGTTAGAAGACAGGAGTAAGTAATGCCAGTACCTAATGGACAGATAACAAGTAGCAACATTTGGAAAGTAGAAGATGTACAACTACCAGAAGAACCAACTGAGGTAGAAAAGAAAGAAGAAGTAAAGGAAGAAGAATGATCTGTAACGATTGTAAGGTAGGTGCTTCATTCAATTCGCAAGGCAACTACGACAAGTCTGAAGAGTTGCACGACCTATGTAAAGGAGATTGCGGATGCCAGCACAAGACTGGACCAGGGTGGTTCGTCCGAAAAGGGGCAAAGGCTCCGTTGATGCAGACTCAATCCCCGTAGCAGTCATCGTTTCATATTATGGTGGGGAAGTAAGAGAAGGCAAGAGCGCTAGTGTCAAGTGTTGTATTCACGATGACTCTAGGCGTAGCGCAGTAATGAATACGTACGACAATCTGTATTGGTGTCATACGTGTGGCAAGGGTGGCAACTCTGTCAATGTGGTGATGGAGAAGGAGAATCTGGAGTTCAAGGATGCAGTCAAACGAGCAGTCGAAATTGTTACTGGAAGCGGTCACACGTTACAGTCAAAACATAGACGAGGCAACGCTAAGGTATCTCGAAGGACGTGGAGTATCTAAGCAGGTAGCCGAGCAGTTTATGCTTGGCACAGTAGTTGATCCTGCTGCTGGTCACGACCAGTGTGAGGGTTGGTTATCCATTCCCTACATCACGGCTTTGGGGATAGCAACCAGTGTAAAGTTTAGAAGAATAGATGATGGCAAGCCTAAGTATGGGCAACCCACAGGGCAGAAACTACACCTGTATAACGTCAGTGATGTAACTATTGACTCATCTCATATCGTGGTATGCGAAGGTGAGTTGGATTGTGTGATCGTCTCAGGAGTTCTAGGTATCCCAGCAGTGGGAGTTCCTGGTGTTGCTGCGTGGAAACCACACTATGCCAAGTTACTGACTGGCTTTGATACTGTCTATGTAGTAGGCGATAACGATGTGAAAGAAGATGGAAGTAATCCAGGAGCAGAGTTCTCTAAGCGCGTTGCGTCCGAGGTTGTGAACTCTGTGATAGTAAACTTACCTTTAGGTATGGACATCAATGAGATGTACCTACAACGTGGTCCAGAAGAACTAGCAAATCTATTAGGAGGAGTGAAGTGAGTGAACAAGAACCAGTCTCTCCAAGAGGCAGCAAAATTATTGATGGATATGGGGATGATAATACTTTCGATAGACTACAAGGCTGGGACGATAACCTGTCAGCCGATGCCCGTAAGAAAATAAATGACGAGTTCATCAGAGATGTCTGGCGAATACTTGATACCGCAGGAAATCTGCTCATCCGCAAGCATCACGATTACGGCCCGAAGAACATCGCTCACTCTCCAGGTGGCCCACTCAACGGACTCCGCGTGCGTATGTGGGACAAAGTGGCTCGCATCAATAACCTCATTGATAGCGACGTATCTCCCAGCAACGAAAGCCTCAGAGATTCCTTCTTAGATCTGCTCAACTATTCTGCTATCGCAATGATGGTACTGGACAAGACTTGGCCTGAGTTACCCAATGACTGAGAAGTATTCGTGGTACAAAGCAGACCAACGCCGTAAAGAAATTGCTAGAAAGAAACGTGAAAAGGCTGACCGATACGTAGAAGAGATGAATAAGAGAGCCAATGACCAATCAACTACATCCAACCCTTGATGATCTAGTTCCTTCGGTGGTTGCTAGTATCCACCGCAGGTTCAGTCT